GTGTAGCTGGTATGCCATTTTTAAATACCACTACAAATATTTTAAAAATAAGAAATTCAAGTAATGGTGCTTTTACAGAGATAGGAAATATAGATCAAGCTAATTTAGGTTTATTATCTAAAGCTGGCGGTACTATGACAGGCCCGTTATTAATAGATGATTCTTCAAGTGCATCTACTCCAGCCTTATCATTCGATACAGATACAGATTTAGGTTTATTTAGAAAATCTGCAAACGTAATGGGATTTTCTTCTAGTGGTACAGAGCAGATGATATTTGATGCTAATGGATTAACGCTCCAGGCACAAAATGATCTTAGATTTGCTGATGCTGATAGTAGTCATTATGTAGGATTTCAAGCACCAGCTACAGTTTCTTCTAGTCTTACCTGGACATTACCTTCTGCTGATGCTGCTGTTTCTGGATATGCCCTTGTATCAGACGCTTCTGGAACGTTAAGTTGGGCTGCTGCTGGAGCAGGTGCTCAAGGTGCTGGAAGTGACAATATCTTTTGGGAAAATGACCAAACAGTAACACAAGACTATACAATTACAAATGGTAAGAACGCTGGTAGCTTTGGTCCAATAGAAATTCAAAGCGGAGCTACTGTTACTATTGGTGCAGGAGAAACATGGACTATAGTATAAAAATGTATATAATAAACTTAAGTAAAAAAATGGAGGGTCGTAAGTAAATAATGGCTGTAGTTATAAATGGAAATGGTGCAGTTACAGGTCTTACAGCCTTGCCAGATTCAGCTATGGCAGTGGGTTCTATACTTCAAGTTGTTCAAACAGTAAAAACTGATGTAGCTAGTATTACTGTAGGAGAAGGGGTACTAACTGATTTGACAACAGCAGGTGTTGGGCAAATGGCTCCTGTTCTAACTTGCTCAAGCTCAACTAATAAAGTTTTAATAATAGCTTCTATTTCTGTAGGAATAAATAATACAGGAGAATATAATATAACTTTGACAGTAGATGGAAGTGTAACCACTTTCAGAGGCGATGCTGATAACAACAGACAAAGAATTTCAGCGTGTCAAAGAACTGGAAATGCCACCACCATGACAACAATAACAGCCCATTTTTTATATAGTCCAGGCGATACAAGTCAACATACT